TCGGAATAATGGTATAATAAACGGTGAAAATCCGCTCTCCAAGGCGCTTAACAGGGCGCGAAATGTAAACACTCTTGACGATCTGAGAAGAGTTAGTCAAAGTCCTGTTATCAATATGGAAACATATAAGGAAGTGCAGCAGCACTTTGCGGATAACTATAATATACTTGTCGAGGGCTTTGAAAAGAAAGACTTGTTCGGTGTAAAGGCCACACTTGCGGGCTATGATGATATGCTTAAGGAATATCCGCAGATCAGCAGCGTTATGAACACAATTAGTTACAATTCAAAGCTAAAGAACTATGGTACATGGAGTAGCGCCGGTATATCACAAGTCGGAGCGGCCGGCATAAAGGATTACGGCACTGGAATCCATGAGGGCGCACATGCGTTAGATTTTGCCAATAACCGCGATTATAAGTACTCGGCGTCAATTATTAGCCAAGCACGAAAAAACCTCGGATATCGGGAAAATAGCAAAAAATACAGGGATTCTTGGACAAGGATTACAGGAACAATCGACGGATATAAGGAAAAAGACGTCGAGAAGTTTGCTTATGCGATCGAAACGGCCAAAGGCGGAGTTGACAACGATCTTGCAAACGAGATATATAGACTCACAAAGGAGCGATAAATGAAGCCATATTTTCCTACAAAAGAGTTAGAAGAAGAGAACGAGCGTCTTGTGGAGCAGTATTTAGCCACGGACGAGGATATTGACGTGGACGACTTTATCGAGCAGCACGCTTCACCGGCCTTTAAGAAGTATCTTAAGGACAAGAAAAAGGAAGAGGACGAGCTGTTTAAAAAAGGGATAATCATATGAGGTATCATTATGGGCAATATAAGAATTGACGATCATACCGATGATTACATGAGGGACGTCGATAAGGCGCTGGAAGAAGCGCTGGAGGCAATCGGGATCCATTTAGAGGGCGAGGCCAAGGAAGAACTGAGCAATTCGCCCAAGAGAATAGATACGGGACTGCTTCGCAATAGTATTACATACGCTTTAGATGGTGAAGCACCTGACAGATCATCTTACAGCGCAGATACTGGCGGAGAAATGGGCTCGTATAGCGGCACAGCGCCGGTTGACCCGCAAGGCCGCAGCGTAATAGTCGGAACGAATGTGGAATATGGTATATATGTCCACGAGGGAACGTCGAGAATGGCGCCAAATAGGTTTTTGAAAAACGCCTTAGAACGCAATCAAGACCAAATATCAGAATATATTAAAAAAGCCATGAGTTAAGCACAAAATATAGTGTTTAACTCTTGTTTTTTTGCATAACTCTTGCTATTATAATTACAGAGCGTGTAATTTTGAATGAATAATTACACATTACAAGTAAATATTTCGTGGAAAACGTCCAGCTAACGCGGTAATGCCGAATCATTACCTTACACGACCAGAGCCCTATTCGGAGAGCACTTCTTCGGGTGGGGCTTTTTTGCTTGTATTAGATCACCATATGGATCTTGGTTGCATACTTGATGGCTCAAGTGTAAAAGCATATGGAGCCCACAGCGAGCTAATCGGCTGTACGGCGGTGACCTATGCACCGCCTTTCAAAGGTTATTAGCCGAAAGGCATAACATATCACTTTTATTCATCCCGACACACTGGGGCGAATAAAAAACCTTTAATCGCGACACACAGCGACCGACACACAGGAAAAGGAGAAAGAAAAAATATGAGTTTAACACACAAAGCACTTGCGGCAATGGGAATTGAGCCGGAGAAGATCGAGCAGATTCTTGAAATGCACAGAGAAACCTTAGATTCAATTAAGGCCGATAAGGACAAAGCTATCGAAGAGCTTAACTCTGTGAAAGAAAGAGCAGGAAAGGTTGAGGGCTTAGAAAAAGAAATCACAAAGCTTAAGGAGACATCCGAGAAGTACGAAAGCCTTAAAACCGAGTATGAAGAGTACAAAACCAAGATTACCACAAAGGAAACCAAGGAAGCAAAATCTAAAGCATACAGAGCGATGCTTAAAGACATCGGGGTTTCCGACAAGAGGCTTGACACCGTAATGAAAGTCGCTGATCTTGGCTCTATCGAGCTGGATGATACTGGTGCTATAAAAGGCGTGGACGAGCTCAAAAAGAGCGCTTCCGAAGAATGGGCTGACTTTATTGTGAGCACAGGAAAGCAGGGCGCTAAAACAGCAACACCACCTGCAAACACAGGCGGCGCAGCAAAAACAAAAGAAGAGATATTAAACATTAAGGACACTTCGGAAAGACAGGCAGCGATTGCCGAAAATCACGAATTGTTCGGATTTTAAGAAAGGACAATGATCATGGAAAAGAACAGAATGATTATGAATCTCCAGCATTTTGCAGCAAAAGATGGTCTTACAACAACAGCCGATTTTGATGTAACAGCAAGAGAGATTGATTTCGTTACAAGATTCAATAAAAACTGGGACGCTCTTAGAGAGATCCTTGGCATTGTAAGACCTATTAAGAAAGCACCCGGAACAAAGCTCGTTTCTTACGAAGCAAAGCTTAAGAGTGACGGCTTACAGGGCGGAGCTTCTGTAGGTGAGGGTGAGGAAATCCCTTACACAGAGTTTGAAGTAGAGCCTGCTGTATATGGCGACATCACACTTGAGAAGTATGCAAAGGCCGTTTCAATCGAGTCAGTTGCTAAGTATGGCGCAGAAGTAGCAATTCAGAAAACAGACGACGCTTTCCTTAACGAGCTTCAGGGCAACGTACTTACAAGATTCTATACATTCCTTAAGACAGGAACACTTACCGGCGCTGAGTCAAGCTTCCAGATGGCTCTTGCAATGGCAAAGGGAATGGTAATTGATAAGTTCAATAAGCTCCAGAGAACAGCTACAGATGTAGTAGGATTTGCAAACGTTCTCGACGTATATCAGTACATCGGAGCAGCAAGCATTACAGTACAGACCCAGTTCGGATTCCAGTATGTAAAGGATTTCATGGGATATTCAACACTCTTCCTTTTGAGCGAGCCTAACATCCCCAGAGGAACAGTGATTGCACTTCCCGTTGAGAACATCGACCTTTACTACATCGACCCCTCAGAGTCAGATTTCCAGAAGCTTGGCCTTAACTATACAGTTGAAGGTGAGACAAACCTTATTGGTTTCCATGCAAACGGCGATTACAGCCACGCAGTTGGCGAGTCATTCGCACTCATGGGATTAGAGCTTTGGGCTGAGTATCTTGACGGAATCGCAGTTGTTGAGGTAGACGATTCTTTTTAACTGATCTTACCGTGGCGCCCGATGATAGTGCAGATTACTTTGACAGCGGCATTGGTGCAGCTGATATCCAGAGTGACATCGCTATCAACGACGGTGAGATTACTGGCGAATTGAAGTTTATTGAAGGTGGTATTGCACCCGGTACACTTAGCGGCGACGGTTACTTCATCGGACTTAAATTCAGCGACTTTGCAAGCGGCCTTACATATGCAAACGTTAAGGTTGGACTTGTTCCCTCATCTACAGGAATGGCACTGCAGACTCTTGATAGCGACAAGAACGCTGTATTTAAGATTACTGACAAGAAGAACCAGAAGATCAAAGTCGTTCAGGCTGATAACGCCGGACACAAGAATGTTCAGTTCTTTAGCCTTGACAAGCTGGAGTTGGAAGATTCAACAGGAGCGTAAATTATGTTCAGAGTAATCAAGTATTTCACAGATTTACAGGACAATAAGCACCCGTACCACGAGGGAGATACATTCCCTCGTGAGGGGCTTACAGTAACACCCGAGAGGATTAAGGAGCTTGCTTCCAAGAAAAACAGACGCGGCGTAGCCCTGATTAAAGAGGTAAAAGAAGAGATACCCTTTGCAGAAGGTGAACCTTTTGCGGCAGAAAAACCCGTGGAAGTAAAGGAAGAGAAAAAGAAGGCTCCCGCAAAAAGAACCTCAAAAAAGAAAGGATAATAGCGATGCTGACCGAACTGTGTTTGTTTCTAAAGAATTGGTTTGAGATTGATAAGTGCTATGGCGACTTCAAGATCGTCGATGGCTTTATAACCTACGCCGATGGAACAGAGTTACCTTTGCAGGACGGCCAGCATTTCCGCATTATCGACTCCGTTTTTAATGACGGAGTTTACAAATTCTCCCCTCACACCCCCGAGAGCACTTCCTCGGGGGAACTGAAGGATGAGGAGTTTAACGGATCTGTATGGACAATGGCAGTTCCTAAAGAAGTAATAGCTCTCGCAGCAGAAATTGATGATTGGAACAAGCTTTATGCGGGAGCAGATAGTGCGGCGATGAGTCCTTACAACTCTGAGTCGTTCGGCGGCTATTCTTACAGCAAATCTGGTGGCGGAAGCGGTGCCGGAGGAAGCGGTACAGGGGCCGGTGGATGGCAAAGCGTATTTGCTAGTCAATTACAACGATACAGGAAGGTTTGATATGTCACTTTTAAGCGAAGCAATGGAAAACTGCACAATGATGGACAAAACCACCAAGCCTGACGGCAGAGGCGGTTTTGATGTCACATGGGTTGACGGCGCTACATTTAAGGCTGCATGTGTATTTGATAGCTCAATGCAAGCACGACAGGCCGAGGCAGCCGGTGTTAAATCGCTTTATACGATCACAACGGCCAAAAGCATAAATTTGCAGTACCACGATGTTTTTCGCAGATCATCAGACGGAAAGATATTTCGAGTTACATCGGACGGTGATGATAAGAAAACACCCAATAGTGCGACGCTTAATATGCGGCAGGTAACAGCAGAGGAGTTTAATCCGGCGGAGTATGGAAGCGATGGATAAATGGCAAGCACAACATGAATTTTGGAGCTCTTTTGGAGTTCCGGCATATGAAGAGCATAGTGTACCAGACGGAGCGCCTTTTCCGCGTATTACTTACGAATCCGCGACAAGCGTCTTTGAATCTCTTGTATCAATAACCGCTTCGATCTGGGTAAGATCAACCTCATGGAAAGACGCGGATGCATTGGCCGACGCGATTGAGGAACACATAAAGCGAATGGGCTGCCCTGAGATCAGCAAAGGCAGATATCGCGTATATATTGGCGACACTACTTTTGCACAGAAAATGGACGACCCAAACGACGACCAGATAAAGCGAATCATTATAAACGTAACGTTCGAGTTTATGACTCGATAAAAAATTTTAGATAAGGAGAAAGAACATGGGAAGATTTACAGTTATAGCCTCAGATGCATTTGATGCTTTGCAGGTTGATGCGGGCGTTATCCTTACAAACTTCGACCCCGCTAATCCTTACCAGACACCTGCAAACGAAGATATACTTGCAACAACTACAGGTGGCGTTAATCCTACATGTGTGCCTACTTACTCAGATTACGGCGAGGATGTAGATAACGTGCCAAATAACGTCATGGAATTCAAGAGACTTGATAGCTGGGAAGCTAAGATGGCATTCTCATCAATCAAGTTTAACGCAGCAAATACTAAGTGGTCACTTGGAGCAGCTGACTCAGAGCTTCTTGAGAACGGCGTCACAAAGGTAACACCCAGACGCGATGTGCAGCTTTCAGATTTTAAGGACATTTGGTGGGTAGGCGACAAGGCCAACGGTGGAGCATATGCAATTAAGCTTCTCAATGCTTTGTCAACAGGCGGACTTAATATTCAGTCAACTAAGAACGGAAAAGGAACTAACCAGATCGAGGTAACAGGACATGTATCTCTTGAGGCACAGGACGTAATGCCTATGGAGATTTATGATATTCCTGCCGAGAATCCTGTAATTGTTCCCGACATCATTCTTAGCCGCTCAAATGTAACGCTTGAGGAAGGCGAGAAGGTAACAATTGAGGCATCAACAACACCCGCTGGCCAGACCGTAACATGGAGCTCTTCTGATAGTGAGAAGGCATCTGTATCAAATGGAGAGATCACAGGCGAGGGCGCTGGAGCAGCAACTATCACAGCCTCAATGACCTATGACGGTGTAACATACACAGATACTTGCAGTGTAACAGTAACAGAGCCTGCAGGAGCATAAAAAAGGAGATAACAAATGGGAGAATTAAAAACGTTAGTTAATTGCAAGCCATCGGAGT